GTTCCTCGTCGAACTGGTCGCGATTGAGCTTGAGCGTGGCTTCAATCGCACCCGCGTCAAACGTCATCCCCAGTCCGCCTTACCTTGGATACTGCGCACCGGCAGTATCGGAGCCGCCGACTCACCTTCCTCCGCTTGCTCTCCGCCGCTGATAATCCCTTCCTTCCGCAAGCCGTCAAGATAGGTGAGCTGCTCCCACCACTCGAGCTCGTCCCAGTTTAGACTCGGGAAATACCGAGCTACGAGATAACGGATTAGGCGCGCGTTCCGATACCAGTCAGCCCGTTCGCCGAGAGCTGATTCATCGAACCGGCGCCAGCGACTTCCGGGCGGAGCTCATTCGCCAGCCATACGAAGAACGCCATCCGAACACGCATCGGTAGCTTGTTGAGCTGCGTTGCACTCGGCTGTCCCTTGCACAGCTTCGCGAACGCCTTCGTGAAGCCGTTGACCATCACCGTAATGCCTACGTCCGATTCGAGATCGGCAAGAGCCTGCATCACCTGCTCGGGAGCGGCGTCGGATGCCATCTGGCCGATACCCGCCTTGTCCATGATCCCCTTCGACACCTTGGACAGGTCCCGGAACAGTTGCTCGATATCCTTGTCGGACGGCTCCGGGACCGTTCCCTCTCCCGCGTCGTACTTGACGAACGTCCAATCGAGCGGACGTACCACTTCAGCTGCGTCGAATCCCACGGCTGCCTCCTAGCCGGTGTGCCGCGCTTCGTTACAGCGCGGTCGAGATGATGTCGATGATCTGGCAGTTCGACAGATCGGTCAACGAGTTGAGGGTGATCGGGTACATGCGCTTGTCCGCCGCACGACGGAACGTGGTCTGCACCTGACCCGCCGACATGATCTTCGGAATGTAGAAGACCCGCGGGAAGCCCAGGTCGTTCTTCGCCAGGATCGCTGCGGCGAGGAATGGGAACTGCGCGCTCAGGGTCAGCGTCTTCTTCCCCGGAACGCCGGTGGACTGGGCCTGCGTGGCAATTGAGCCGCCACCGCCGTACGCGAGGTTGATATTCGTGAGCGTTTCCTCCGCGAGGGAGGTCGTGATCGTGAACGTTGCGGTCTGCACCAAGGACGCCACCGGAATCGGTGTCTCCTCGACCTGCAGGTTGTTCATGTTCGGGCTGAACTGCAGCTGAACGCCCTGGTCTGTCGATCCGACATAGGACCAGCCGGTCCACTTGGACTGGTCGCCCAGGTCCACGTCAGCCGGCAGCGCCGTTGCGAACTGAGCCGTCCACAGGTATCCGGTACCGAACAGTACCTCCTGCGTCTGGATCGCGGGCGGCAGGAACTCAGTGCCGAGGTTTGGCATGCGGTGTCACTCCTTTCGCTTATGCGGTGACGGGGATCGGACTCACCTGAACGAGACCGACCGAGACGGACGTGCTGGCCGAGAAGTCGATGTACGTGTTACCGTCCGACTGCTTATAGTTCAGCGGGTGGAACGGACCGAGAAGGTAGGTCTTGCCGGCGGGAACGATTGCCGCGGGCATCTGTGCGGCGGCCGGAATCGCACCCTCCCTCGCGACCAGTGGGCTAACGTTCTCGGTGACGGTGATCGGTGACGCGCTACCGTTGTTTACCACGAGCAGCACCTGACCGTTGTTCACGAACGACACACCGGTGTTCGCACCGACCGCCGTAAGCGCGGCCGTCGTGACGTCCACGCCGCCCTTACTGGCTGCGACGCTATTGAGCTGCAGACGTGCCACCGGATCCCTCCTCATCTGCCTGGTTGAGTAGCGTTACCCCGGCCGCATCCGCTGCCGCCAGTAGCGCGGCCGCCTGCTCCGGAGCAAATGCCTGATACGCCTCGTCGCTGGTGACCTGATACCCGATCATCTCCAGCGATTCGATCTGCGGTTCGCCTTCAGCGGACGGTGCGATCTTGAGCATTACCGCATCGGGATGCGGCTCGCTCTCGTCCACGACCACTTCCACCACGGCACCGGCGGCAACTCCCGTTCCGCCATCGGAACCTACCGCCCCCGCGGGGTCAGCAGGAGGCGCGTCATCCGCGGGGACGGTAGCACTTGTGTCTTCGGTCATGTCCCGACCACCATTCGATAGTTGCTGACGTACTCGTACCGGTCACCGTCATCCGGTGGTCCCAGCGGTGACGGAGGACTGCCGGACCGCTCGATGGTGCGGAGGTTAAGCGACCCGATTACCTGCGGAATCGGCGCACTCACCAGCAGCTCGTCGTACTGATATGCCATCGCCTCCGGACCGGTTTGGTCGTTTGCGTCACCACGCACCCGCATCTGGAACTGCTGGTCGTCCAGCGCTCCCTCGGCTAGTGCTCCCGCACCACCGATGAAGGTGAACGTCACGAGCTTTGCGGGCATCGGCGGAATGTACGGGCCACGGTTAATCAGTGTCGAGTCGAAGCCCAGCTGGAGCAGAAAGCCGTTGAAGTCGTCCCAGACCCACGCCATTAGACACCTCCGCGATGCGGGTGGTGCTCAACGTGGTAGTAGATGTATCCGAGAAGTGGACCGGGAAGCGGGATCAATCGCGCCTTTGCGGCGAGCTCTTCCTCGGAAAGCCGGCGGGCAAGCGGAGCACGATCGTAAACGGGGTGGCCGTCCGAAGTTACCATCGGGTGTCCGGATCTGCGAAGGTCACCCCACAATACCGGAGCATGCGTCATAACCCCGCCTTCGCCAGCGAGATCCTCGACCGCGGAACGCATACCGTCGACCCCACCGTCCTCGAGCACCGTTTTCGCTATGCGCTCAAGGTAGTCGTTCCGGTTATCTAGCAACGGCTGCCCAAGGTACCTGGCCTGTCCACCCCGCGGGTGCTTAAGGGTCAGGTCCTCGTGCTGGAACTTCGCGTACACCTGATCAACGACAACGGTCCCGACAAGGGGTCCCCTACCGACCCGAGCACGGAGCTCGCTAATGCGCGCGGCGAAATCGCCCATTACCAGTACTCGTTTCTCGGAGCGTCCTCGATTGCAACCCGTGGACCGTCCCGTCCGCCTGCCTGTCGTACGCCGAGTCCGAAGTCCTCCCCGGTAAAGGCCGTAACCCCGTACAGCAGCGGATTAGTCACCTTCGGAAGCGCGGGAGTGGCAGTCCCGGTCCCTGCGGTGTCCGGTTGCGGTATCGGTTCGAAGGTGATCTGGTCGTTGCGGATCTCGGTAAGGGTCGCTTCGGCGTCCTGATACAGCAGGTACATCGGATCCTGCGGCGTCAGGTCCTTTCCTTTGCGATATGCGAGAGTGGCGTAGTACGCTCCCAGAGCGACGACGAGACCCTTGAGCAACACCGGAGCGTTCGTGTCATCGAACGCTTGCCCAGTAGTCCCGTCGACCAGTGCCTGCGCCCGCTGCAGGTGCTGCGACAGCTGGTCATCCGTGAGTTCGGCGCAGGTACCTCCGAAGTTGCCATCTGGCGCCACGGTCTCACGGATGTCGCCTGGGAGCGCATACGTCATGCGGTTGCGGCCTCCTTCTCGGTCTCGGGCTCCTCACCGAACGGCGGAGTGTCGGGTGCGGTCCGGTAAAGGGTCTTGACCTCGTCCTCCGTCGGCTTACGAGCACCGCCGCGATCCCGCAGATTGGTTGCGACCGACCGCGGAAGGTCCACAACGGTACCGGCGAGCATGAGCTGCCCGCCGACACTGGTGTTGTGCACCAGAAACGCCTTGACGGTCGGGTCGCCCTCGGTCTTGGCTTCCGTGGTGGCTGCGGCCTTAGCATCGGCCATCGTTTCCTCCTATCCCGTGCTATCCGGGGCTGCGCCGTTGCTCAGCCGGTCGTCAAGGTGGTGCCACCCGCAGGACCACCAGTGGTCGTAACGCCCGTCAGCATGCAGACGGCCTGCGGCTGGTCGATCCCCAGCGCACTGGCGCGCTGGACATCGGAACGCCACGTCTTCCGGGGCTCGTCCCGGTAGAGCGGGCTTGCGGTCGTGGAGATCTCATCGCTGTAGAAGCCGAGTCGATTGCGCTGGAGGATGAACACCGTACCCGCCGGGCACTGTCGTGAGATCAGCGGGTCGAGGTTCATAATCTTGTTCGGTAGCGCGCCGGTGTACTGGATCGAATCGGTCGCTGCATCGCCGATGTACGGGAACGCGAAGTCCTTCGACTTGAACAGGGCGAGCTTCGCCGTGTGATCCATGATGATCGTGTCCGGCTCGAACCCGAAGAAGTTCTGGCCCTGCGCGTCGTACGCGGCGTTCTCGACCAGCCAGATCCCATCCGTGATATGCGCCCGGATGATCCCCGAGTTCGCCGTGCTCGTACCCCCCTGCGCCGCCGCACCGTCCCACGCGTCCGTCGCGTTGATCGCGTACGTGGAGGCGGTGGGAATGTTCGCAACGAGGAGGCTAAAGAACGCCTGGTTCCAGTTCTTCACCATCGTGTTCTTGACCT